TCATCGCCTGCGGCTCCCGCCATCGAGGCGCGGTGATTTGGTCGGGTCGGTGATCGTCCAGTCATCGCCGGGAATATCGGGAAAGCCCTGAAAGTTCAGCAGATTGTCGAACTTGAACTGACAGGTGCTGCTGCGCTTGTCGCAGCCCGCCTCGATGCGCAGCGCATCCCCGGGTGCGACCCGCGCGCCCAGAGGATGCCACAGCTCGATCACCCGTCCCGCGCCGTCCATCCGGTCGCGCTTGATCAGACCGACCAGCCCCGAGGCCGCACCGCTTTGCACCCGGATGACACCGTGACGAAACCAGTCCGCGGCAAAGCCGCCCATCTCCGCGAAGCGAAAGACGCGGTTGTCCTCGATCCCCTCGGCGGCGCGTTCGGCCAGATAACCCGGCGTTTCGAGATCGAAAGCGCAGTCGCGATCCCCCAGAACCGCGCTGCAGTGTTTCTGATAGACCCGGCCAAGCGGCACGTTGAGCGCGTCGGTCAAGCCGCGCAGCTCGGCCTCGAAGGCACCGCCCGCGCGGCGCAATTCGCCGATCGTGCCGCGAAAGAGCAGGCTGCGTTGGTCCACGTCCTGCCAGTTGACCAGCCATGCGCGCAGATCCGCACCGTCATAGCGGCCCGCCTCGATATCCTCCTCGCGGATCGCGGCATCACACAGCGCGCCGAGGGCTTCGGTATTGTCCACCGACAGGCCGGTCGACTGCTGCAACGCAAGCGCCGTCAGCCCGGTATCGGGACGAAACTCGACGCCATCGAACCGCAACACGCGGTCGTGATCGGTAAACCCCATCACCGCCCCGTCGCGCCGGGTCAGCGCCCAGGCCCGGCAGGTGGTCGTGACACCCGTCCCCAGATGGTCCAGCAGCGCGCTCATATCCGGATCTCCACGACCGGCACATTGGGCACCTCACCGGCCTGAAAGCTGGCAAGGCTGGTCTGGATGCGGTCGGTGTCAAAGCGCACCGGCACGTCGAACTCGAACCCGGCGGTGATCGTCACGCCCCGGTTGGGCGGTTCGGTGAAGGTGACGATGCCGGTGGTCGCGTCCACCTCGTAATGCACGCCGTCGAACATCTCGACATTGGCCTGACCGATGCGCACAGTGCCCTTGACCGGTTTCACGACGGGGCGCACCGCCTCCTGATCGCCTGAGCGGTAGGTCTTGACCAGCTGAAAGGCTCGCGTCGCATCGTCGCCGGTGGCGATCTCCTGATCGCGGTAATCCGGCTCGGCCTTGGCGCGGCCCGACTTGAAATCGGTCCAGTCCTTCCAGCGAAACCCGTAAAGCTGCCCGCGCCGCGCCTCGAAGAACGCGATCAGTGCCTCGACGTCGTCAAGACTGCGCAGCGCCACGCCCGCATCATAGCGCCGGCGCGCCTGCGCCCATGGCGTGTTGCGCTCCTCGAACCCGTTTGCGAGCGTGACGATATCCGTCAGCCGCTCGGGCCCACCCAACGAGCCGAAACTCAGGCTCGCCGGAAATCTGACCTCGTGAAATCCCATGTCTCGGGCTCCTTTCAGCGGTTGCGCCCGCCGCGTCCGATGACGCGGCCAAGCTGTGCGGCGATCTGACCCTGGCTGCGGCGAAAGCCTTCGGCATCGGGAGTGCTGATGTTCATCACGACGCTGACACCGCCACCACCTTGCGTGCGCACGCCGAGCCGCCCGTCCGGGCCACGGCTCAGCGGCATGATCGCCTCGGGGCCAGCCTCGCCCATCAGGCCGGTGCCGCCGCGCATCGGAAAGGTGACAGGCCCGTTCACGACCCCGCCATTGGCAAAGGGCTGCACGCGGCCTTGCGAAAACGACGCGCCCTTGGCAAAGGGAAACAGCCCCTGCACCAGACCGCCGACACCTTGCGCGATCAGCCCGCCAAGCTGATCGGTGACCGGTCGCGTGGCATCGTTGAAGGCGCTGTTGACCATGATCGTGGCCATCCGGCGCAAACTGTCGGACAGGCTGTCACCCTCGACCACCGCACCGCGCAGCGCCGACCGCAAGCCACGGCTCAGCCCCCGCTCGAGGCTGCGCACGTCCTGCCCGGCCTCGGCAAAGCCGCCGCGCACCCGACCCAGCTCCGCGTTGAAGGCCGCGGCCATGCCGGTGGCCTGCCCCATGGCGTCGTCCAGTGCTTCGATCTGCGCCTCAAGCTCGTCGGCGCGGTCCAGTTCATCCATCGCTCATCTCTCCATGTTCATCGGGAAAGGCCCGCAGCAGCGCCTCCAGCCCGTCGCGCGCCATCGGGCGCACGCCCGTCCGCTCGCCCAGCATCAGGCGCAGTTCCACCGGCGTCAGCGCCCAGAACTCTGCCGGCTTCAGCCCAAGGCCCTGCAACCCGGCACGCATCAGCGCGGGCCAGTCGAAACGGGCGCTCATCCGCCCGCCTCCGGCAGGGCAAAGGCGCGTGCGAGCACTTCGGCCGCGGCGCGCGCGGCGGCCACCGGCCCACCCTCGATCTCGGCGCTCAGAAGATCCGTGGCGGTGCCGCGCCAGCCACCGCCGCGCAGCCCGGCCACGATCAGCGCCAGCACGTCGCGGGTGGAAAACGCGCCTTCCTCGAACCGCGCCACCAGATCGACAAGCGATCCGCGCTCCAGCGTCGCCTCGAGCTCGGCCAGCGCCCCGAGGGTCAGCCGCATCACATGCCGCTCGCCATCGATCACCAGCGCCACCTCGCCTGCATAGGGGTTGGCCATCACGTTCACAGCACCGTGAAGATCAGCCGCCCGGCCGAGGCCAGCGACAACTCGTACGTCGCCTCGCCGTCATGCGTGCCGCCATATTCTATCGCACTGACCTGGAACGGCCCCTCGATGGTGCCGAAATCGGGGATGATCACCTGGAAATCCGGCATCTCGCCGTCAAAGAAGATCTGCCGGGCCCGCTCGTCGCTGGCGGCATCGCGAAAGATGCCCGAGCCGCTGATATTGGCGGATTTGACACCCGCCCCGGCCAGCAACTCGCGCCAGCCACCGGCCGAGTCGAGGCTCGTGACATCCACACTCTCGGCGTTGAAACTCACGCGCGTGGCGCGCAGCCCCGCGACGGTCTGAAAATTGCCGCTGCCGTTGAGATCGATCTTGATCAGAAGATCCTTGCCGTTCTGCACTGCCATTGTCTTGCTCCTTGAAGTCGGGGTTAGGCGCCGTCGTCGACGCGCGCACGAAAGGTCAGGTCGATCCGGCGACGGCTGCCGCCGGTCTCGCGCCGGGCGCGGGCACGCCAGAATTGAACGCCCACGAGGGTGCTCTGCCCGAGCATCATCTGCGCGCCCTCCAGCGCGTCACTGACAGCACCCGCCACGCGCTTGGCCTCGAGAAACCCGGCCCCGTCGCTGACCACGGTGACGGTCAGGCGATGCCAGGCCCCACCCGCCGTGCCGTCACCGCGCGCGCGCACCTCTTCGGGGCCAAGCGTGACGTAAAGCGGCGGCACCGCGCCGCCGGGCAGCGCATCAAAGATCGCCCCACCGACCAGCGCCCCCAATGCGGCATCGGCGGTCAGGCGGGTGAACACCGCCTCCTGCAGGTTTGCAGCCACGGTATAGGTCATGTCACCACCTCTTCCTCGGTCCAGCAGGTCAGAAAGCGCGCACCCGGATCCTGCTCGGTTACCACCAGGATGCTGAAAATCCGCGCCCCGTCGCGCAGGCGCTGTCCGGCCTGCGGGCGGCGCGGGCTGCCTTGCGGTGCGGCGCGCACGGTGATTCGAAACGCGGCACGCCCCACGCTTGTGGCCTCGCCTTCGGCCTCGCGCCCGGTGCGTGCGCTCAGTCCGGCCCAGAGCGTGCCGCGCGCCTCCCATGTCTCGACGAACCCGCCCGCCCCGTCGGGGCTGCGCTGCGGAACCTCCAGCACCAGCGGCCGGTTGAGCCTCGGGACCGCCATCAGCGTGCCCCCCCGCCCAGCAGGCGCACGGTGCGGTAGCGCTCGATCAGGCTGGACACACCGAACGGCATGCAGCCGCCGCTCAAGCCCATCTCGTGGCGGTATTCGTAGTAATGCGCCGCCAGCATCAGCACCGCCTGCGCCAGATCCGGCGGCAGATCGCGCCACTCGGCACCGTAGCCTGCGCGGAACACGATCTCGGCCACGCTGCCCGAGGCGATCGACGGCAGGAAGCTGCCCACGGGGCGCAGCACGGGCCGGTGCGCATCACGCTCCAGCCGGTATTGCGCGGGCGGCACGAGATCCGTCTCGTCATTGCGATCACGCAGCGTCAGGCTGAGGATCTCGTTCACCGGCGCGACCGGCAGGGCCTGCTCCTGCGGCTCGCGCCAGCGGCTCAGCACCCAGGAAAAGTCGCGCTCCAGCAGCACCTTTCCGGTGCGCCCCTCGATCGCGGCAAGGGCGGCGCGCAGGAAACTCTCCAGCACCGGGTCCTGGATGTCGCCATCCGAAAACCCCGTCCCCAGCCGCAGATGCGCCTTGAATTCCGCCAGCGGCAGCGCGGCCAGGGGCACCGCGGTTTCTTCCATCAACATCATGGACCTACTCCATATCTCCCGGACCCCTCCGGTGATCGAGGCGCGCGCCACCCGGCGTTACACGGACGGAGGGGGATGACTGAACAACGCCTGTCACGGGCCGCACGCGCCCCGGGACGGGGATCAGACATCCCCGCCCCACTCACCGCCCCTTACGCGACGGCGAACCGCAACAGCTTGATCGCCTTGAAATCCGACACGTCGCCGCCGACCCGCTTGGTGGCGTAGAACAGGACATGCGGCTTGGCGCTGTAGGGATCGCGCAGCACCCGCAGGTCGGGACGCTCGGCCACCGTGTAGCCGGCCCCGAAATCACCGAAGGCGATGGCGTCCGAACCACTGGCGATATCGGGCATGTCCTCGGCGATCAGCACGCGGTAGCCCAGCAGGCGTGCGGGCTCGCCCGCCGCCAGACCATCGGACCACAAGAAGCGGCCATCGGCATCCTTCATCTTGCGGATCGTGCCGGCGGTCTTGGAATTCATCACGAAGGTGCCGTTGGCGCGGTACTGCGCGCCCAGCGCATAGACCATGTCGATGATCGGATCTGGCCCGGCGATATCGCCATCGGCACCGGTGGGGATGTAGCCGATATTGCCCCAGGCCCAGACATCGTTGTCGACCGCGTTGTGGTCAAGAAAACCGCGCGGCTTGTCGACGCCGTCACCGGCGACAAAGGCCGCAGCTTCGGCGCGGGCGAACTTGTCGGCGATGCGGCCCGCAAGCCAGGCCTCGACGTCGAAGGCGCTGTCGTCCAGCAGACGCTGCGACGCTTTCGGCAGTGCGCTCAACTCGTGCAGCGGGATGCTGATGCGGTCGATCACCGGGGTGTCGGTCTCGGTCACCGTGCCTGTTTCCGTGGCCCAGCCATGGCCCACATCGGCATGATCGACCAGCACGTCGAAACTCGTGGCCTCGACCGCCACCACATTGGCCACCGCCCGGATCGAGGCGGTCGCGCTCAGCACCGAATGGATCATCTCGGAGGTCTGCGGATCGACGAGATACCCGCCATCCCCGGCCACCGCGGTGTTGAGCGCCTTGCCCTCGAGCTCCAGCCCGCGCAGCCCGTCATCGTCACCGCCGCGCAAATATGCGTCGAACGCCTTGCGATGCGGGGCGTGGGTGTCGGCGGCGGCCGCCAGATGCGGGCGGGCCATGGCGATTGTCTTGCGTTCAAACATGGTCATCTTCTCTTCCTGCTGTTGAAGTCTGGTATTAAGTCCGGACTGAAAGTCCCTCAATTCGTTCATGAAACCGGTCACGGCGGTTTTCATTTCTGCCGCCGGAGACAGATCTTCCCCGGCCCGAGCCTGCGCTTGGGTTGTCATCATTGCGTTCCTTCAGGTTGGTCTGGTCGCGCGGGCTACATCCGCGCCATCTCCCGGCGGGCCGCGTCAAAGACCGCCGCCAATTCGCGCATCGTGTCCGCCTCAAGGCTGTCGCCCTTGGCGGCCACCCGCGCACTGGGCAGCATCGGGAAGGTCACCAGCGACACTTCCCAAAGCTCCAGTTCCTGCAAGAGCCGTCGGCCCTTGTCGCTTTTCGTGGACCGCAGCGTCCGGTACCCGATGCTCAGGCCGTCGATCGCGCCGGCCGCAATCAGCGCCGCCGCCTCGCGGGCGCGGCCCACGGTATCGAGCAGCCGACCCTTCACATGCAGCCCGCGCGCGTCCTCGCGGACCTCATCCCAGATGCCGATCGGTTGCGCCGGGTCGTGCTGCCACAGCATCTTGACGCGGCGCCCTTCGGCATCAAGCCGCTTGAGGCTTGCCGTGTAGGCGCCTTTCGCCACCACGTCGCCGCCCTGATCGGGGGCGTCGAACAGGCTGGCATAGCCCTCGATCCGGCCCGCATCGCTCACGCTCAGGGTCGCGCCGTCCAGCCGCGCGAACTTGCGCTCCAATCCGGTTTCCAATTTCAATTCCATCCGCCTCATCCTTTCCGTTTCCATATCAGGGCAGCGCCGCCAGGATCGGCGAAAACGCCTGCACCAATATCGCCGCGACCACACCGTAGACCGCCAGCCAAAGCCGCCGCTCCAACCGCTCGATTGCCGCTTCCAGCCGGTCGAGCCGTTCCTGCATGGCCTTCACCTGCAGATCCGAGACCCGCTCATGCGCCTCCAGCCGCAGCGCGGGCGCGCAATCGAAGGGCTCGAACCCGTAGCGCGGCGGCGGTCCCTGCTCAGCCATCCAGATCCGCCTCGGGCAGCGCCGGCAGCCCCAAGAGGTCACGCTTTTCGGCCGCTGTCAGGAAATCGGCCCCCGCCACCCGGCTCCATTGCGCGTCACGCTCGGCGGCCAGCGCCGGCACCTGATCGAGATCGGGATGCAGATCGAACGCCTCTCTGCTGGTCCGCGCCAGCCACGCCGCCACCGCCGCGGCCACGCGCAGGGCCAGCGGCAGCACCGTCAAACGGTAAAAGGCGCGGTTCGCCTCTTGGTAATTGGCGAAGGTCGCATCCCCGGGGATCCCCAGCAGCATCGGCGGCACCCCGAAGGCCAGCGCGATCTCGCGCGCGGCACTTTCCTTGGTCTTCTGGAATTCCATGTCTGACGGGCTGAACCCCATCGGTTTCCAGTCGAGCCCGCCTTCCAGCAGCATCGGGCGACCGGCATTGCGCGCACCCTGATGATGCGCCTCCATCTCGCCGATCAGCCGGTCATACTGATCGGTGGTCAGAGCGCCCTGCCCTTCAGCCCCCTTGTAGACGATCGCCCCCGATGGCCGCGCGGCATTGTCCAGCAGCGCCTTGGACCAGCGGCTCGCGGAATTGTGCACGTCTACCGCCTGCGCCGCCGCCTGCAGGGGCGACAGCCCGTAATGGTCGTCCTGGGGGTGAAAGCTCTTTATGTGGCAGATGCAGGGCGCACCTTCGGAGACATCGAAGCGATGCTTGCGCCCGCCGACCGCATATTCATAGGCCACCGGCCAGCCATCCGTACCCGGCACCACGCTCATCCTGTCAGAGCGCAGCACGTGCAGCTCCACCGGCACACCCGCTCCGGTGCCCACGGCCTCGACATAGGCATTGCCGGTCAGCAGAAGCTGGCCGTAAAGCGCCTCGAACAGTTCCGCCCGGCCCTGAGCCGGGTTGGGTGTCCGGATCAGATCAAGCACGGGATGCACCGCAAAGCGGCGCTCGGCGTCCTGCAGGACGAGCGGCAGCGCCGCCGCCGCCTCGGCGATCATCTTGACGCAGCGAAAGCCAACCGGATTGCCGGCAAAACCGGTGCGCGCAAGGCTGACCGTGTCGCGCGGGCTCCACGCCACGCGACCAGCCCCGCCCCAGGCCATGACACGGCCCGTGGCGCTCGCCTTTTGTTCGGGGATGGATGGCGTCGCCGCGTTCCCCTCTGCCGCGCCGCTTTGCCGGAAGAAATCCAGTATCAT